GAAATCAAACACATCGTCAAAATCCTCCATCTTTGGAGCTTCACGCGGTTCGGCTTTGGTTTGCGGGGTTTTAAGCCGTTGGATTTCACGGTCTCTAGCTTCTAATTGAGCTTCAAGCCACGTTAATTTCCTTGCAACCTTGCCGGGACGTTTCTGCTCCGCAGATTCCCCGTTTTCCTCTCCCTCATCGGAAGAATCAACGTCAGACTGTTCAGTTTCCTGAACGGTATTGTCTTGATCTTCAATGACAGGCTCGACCGACACGTCTTGTTCGACGTTGGATTCCATATCAGACATACTTGTTTCGACCTTCTAGGGTAACAAAGTTTATGTAATGCTAATTTAGTTTAGTATCAGATGACTTGTCAACTGTATTTTTAATACTGTTAACTTGCTGTTGATGATTTGCCGCATTGACTAAATCTTTTATTTCATTCTGAATGCTCTCATATTGTTGCATATTGGAAATATAGTCCATTTGCAGTTGTTGATCGGCTAGGTCCATTTCACGCTTGGCAGCAATCTGCTTAATCTGAATGTCCTTCTGAACAAGCTTACCCATCAGGTCCTGCATACGCTGTTGGTCTGCTAATTGAGCCTGTGCATCTTCCAGCCTTTGTGCGTCCAGTTTAATATCCCGCGCCTGAATTTCCAGTTGCAGTTTGCTATTCTGTATTTCAGCTTGTGCTAATTTAATCTCCATTTGCAGAGATGATGATTGCGCGTCCATCTGGTTTTTAGCCAGTTGGCCTTGAAGCGCGGCCTCCTGCTTGGCAATATCAAGCTGCTTGGATTGCAATTGACCCTGTGCCTGTTGTAATTCCTGCCCCATCTGTTGCATGACTTGTTCCATTTCCTGCATACGAGATGCAAGTTGTGGCGGGATTTGGTTAGGATTTTCATCATCATCTGCCAATTGAGCAACAACAGGCGTTTTCTTATACCGTTCTGCAATCTTGTCTGCACCGGGCCAATCCTGCGCGGCATAGAACAAATCAGGGGCGACTTCCATAAGGTTTGTCTGGCTTGCCAATTGCAACATAGCTTCTTGGCTCTCTTGGCGTTTCGTCGTGAATGACGGGCCAGTGGATACCATGACTTCATAAGTGCCGCTTGTCAGGTCAAACTTTTTAGTCTCACCTTTGGGAGTTTTGAATGACTGGTTAATTTTAACCATGCGGGTTGTATTATCAGGACGAATCCCTTTAACAATACGCGACCCATCATAAACGGCTTTAATCAGTGGCAGGAGTATGCGCCCACCAGCACGTAACGCTCTTGCCATGTTATCCATAAAGTGAAAGGTAGAAACGTCCCCCTCACGTTGACGGGCCATAATGGCTTTGCCGGATTTCTCGTTAGATGCCTGACCTAATGACGCGGGGAAGATGCCGCTTGTATTATAAAAATTCTGCTGCGCCTGTTGAACCAGTGCCAAGGTGCTTGAAATGTCCGCGCCGTTCTGTGCGCGTTGAGGCATATTGAATTGTTTTCCAGTCTGGGGGTCAACCGTTTTAGCTGGCAAGAACGCATGTTTCGCTACATTGGCGGTTGCCCATATAGATTCCCAGCCTGTGATCTGGTCTGGATCGAGAATAAACGGGGCAAGGGGAGCCATACCTACCAATTCTGTCGCGGCATTTGACCAGCGATTGTATTGAATTTGCGGGGCGATCATACGTTCGACAAGACCAGATAACTGTTGCTCCCCATCAATAAACACCTGAACACCAGCAACGAATACATACGGGATGAAATCACCGGGGAACTCGCGTTCTTCCAAAATATCCTTGGCAGTGACTTTACGCCAGATGATCTTGCGCTTTTTAATCTCGCGATCTTCGCCTTTTTTGTTCTTAACCTTTTCGGTTTTGGTCTCAACAGTCCAGTATTCAGCAACCCTAATGTATTCGTTGGTCATCCATTCCGGGGCGGAATCGCCAATGGATTGAATACACAATCTATCGTATTGATGATCTTCATTCGCGGAGTTGTATTCGCTAGTAGGAATGTCATAAGTGTGAATAAGCCATTCGCGGTCCAGTCTGTCCTGTTGCGTACAGTTTGGATCGTCGTAAACCATTAACGGGTTGGGTATCCAATCAACCTTGATAACTTGGTTATCGTTGTCAGGATCGCTTTCATCTTCATATTCTGTTCTATACCGCCAATAGCCCCAACCACCTGTAACTTGTGTATAAGCCGCAGCGTCATAAGCAACCTCACCCTCGGACGTGGCTTGAATAGCACGTACCAAATCCTCCATTACTTCGGCTTTTTCCTTGTCTTCATCATCATTCGGAATAAACGAAGTCTGCGCCATATTCATGCGCATATCGTTTGTAACTTGGTTCGTGAAATTAGGTATCTGGTTATATGATTCAGTCGGGCGGTTTTGCTGGCGGTAATTGCTTAATACGTTAGCGTCCCATTGATTATCGCCACCTTGGGCAAATTTCATACAACGCAAGAAACGCTGGCGGTTGTCATTCTCTGCCTCGTTCGCCAGTTTCCAGCGTTCCAGCATTTTATCTATAACGGGTTCATCTGACATTCGCGCATCCTAAATTAGCGGTTAATAATAGCCAGTAGCGGCGTAGGTTACAAGGTTATTCGTCGCCCTTGATAAACCTACCTTAACCCGTGATGCAGCGATAGCGGCATATCTCGCCCCGTCTGCATAGTGGGATGCCCAGTCATGCTTGGGTTTATTCTTAAACATACCCCTATCCTCATCCCATTCATAGCCGTAGTTTTCCAGTGCATAAACACCGTCTTTGGTTTTTGTGGCATCAAAGACGGAATAGGCGATGGTTTGCCGTAACAATTCAATACCTGAATTAATATCCTGCTCACGTTCTAAAACAGTATTCCGAAGTCCCATTGTCGTAAGCTGGTTGGAAACCGACCCGCCCCGGATATTACCGTGATCGGCATCATGTGGGAGGAAATGACCATAGTTCATATAGTTGTAAGGCTTGGATTTAACTACCTGTGCATAATGATCTAACTGTTGACCGGAGTTATCATAACAATCCAGCCAGCGCAATTCCCTGCCAACGAATTGCAACCACCAGATGACGGTTGAATCCCCAAAACCTAAATCCCAAGCGGTAAACACTTCTGCAATAGGGTCGTAAGGGACAAGAGTAATCCGTCCGTCTGTTCTCGCCTGTGCCAGTTGCTTAGCATATACCGCACCGGAACGTCTTGTATCCGGTTCACCTTCCCAAATGTGGGCATAGGCTTCTTCATCCTGTTCCTTGAGCTTTAACCGCTCTTTATCCAGAACCGTAGGGAAAAACGGGTTATCCCGCCATGATACTTTGACGCAAATCATATCATCCGCTTGCTTGGCAACGAATCTCTGATATGTCGGGTCGCTAATGTTCTTGGTGTTGAACGTGACCCATATTTCCGACCCGTCTTTCCTGATGGTTGGGATTAACAATTCCCATGATCTGTCGGAAACATTCTCCGCTTCATCGGCCCAAGCTACGTCAACACCTTGTAAGCCCTTAATTTCAGCGATATTGTGCTTTAATCCCTTGAAGATAAACTCTGTGCCGTTCTTGCCTTTGATCGTGGTTTTCTGGACTTCATAAAAATCCGCCATCCCCTCGTTTTCAATGATTTCAGCCAATAGCCTGTGAACGGAGTCAGATATACTAACCTGATATTCCCGGCAACAGAGGATAAGCATTTTTGTCTGCATACCTTTGGCGAGTAAAGCCTGACCGAAAGAAACTGACTTAGCCCCTCCACGTCCGCCATAAGCAACCTTATAGCGTTTAGGCGTGAAGAGGAAAGCAAAAGCTGATGGGATGTTAAGCTTTAGGCGGGACAAGGTTAATATCTATCCCCTTGATTTCGATTGCACCGCCATCTGGGCCGCTTATTTCAGTGGGGAGTACTTTTCCAACAAGGGTTAAAAAAGCCGTGGGATTTTCGGTTGCCTGTTTTAAAAGGTATTCAGCCCCGCCAGCGCGTTCTAGCGCAGTCAGCACCATTTCTTTGACTGTGGCGTTTATCTTATTAGGAACGCCAGCTTTGCGTCCTGCGGCGTTGCCTGATTGACCCTTAACGAATGTCACTTGAAAACCCTTGTTATTTACAAGGATTATAGCAACCCCATATTATTAATCAAGTATTATCTTGGCATCCAAAACAACCCGCGCCATAGTTTCAATAATAGTTTAATCACGGGTTTTCATTCTCAATTTGTTGAATATAACAAAGACCATCAGTTATGTAATAAACTATCCATTTTTGCGGTTCTTGTGGTTCTCGCTTAATCCATTGCCAAAATGTCCTTTGCTTGAAGCCCATTTCAAAAATATCGCCTATTTTCTTTTTGCTTTCATAAATCACGCTTCATTCTCCAACGGCGGGATGGTTTCCGTATTTTTCTTATAGCTTTCAATCAAAGCTTTAGCTTGTTCATGCTGTCCTACTGCTGTAAGCAGAATGTGCTTTCCCATAGTTTTCCAATACAATTTATCTTCTTCATTCATCCCCGTGTTCCTCCGGCTCAATTAACCTAATGCTTAGTAATTCAATGCAAGGTGTTTTCACGACTGCATCTCCTTAATCGTATTCATATGAGCCAAAATCGGCCCCGTAGGGGGCCTTACCCCCGTTTCCCACTTGTCTACCGTATTGCGGACGTTCTCCCCCTGTATGCCCAGCATTTCGCCAAATTCGCGCTGGGAAAGGGCAAGATGTTTCCGGAGGGATTGGATTTCGTCGGGGGTCATTGGCAGATTTCACCATTAAGGTCTAAGAATTGCAGACCAGCAAACTCTCGTCTGGCATACCAAACGAAATATGGGCCTGTGGTTGATTTAAGTTCTGGATCGTTACAGCTTCCCACGACTAACACGCTTTCGTGATCCATTGCTTTGCGGGGTGAGTTTGTCATGTTTTCATTCCTTTTCAGAGCGGCGTTAATTCGCCTATGCATTTACCCTACCCCTCTCCCCCTCCCTAGTCAAGGGGTTATTTTGAGATGGGGCTGATTATTTTTGGCTTTCCAATATGAATTTCTTAATTTGGGTAACCATTGCCGCAGGAACACGCAGAACGACTGTGGGGGGCTTTTTGGGGCGACCTTTACCACGCTTAACAAAGTCTTTCTTTTTTTCACACCACTCGTGGGTTTTTTCAAGTTTTTCCATACATTCCACAAATCCGCCCATTTCTTTTATGCTTGGGTGTTTTTTAGACATGCACCACCTCGGTAAAACATTCGTTAAGTTTTTCCTTAAACTTCCAGATTGCCGATGTGCGCTGGCCTGTTTCCATAGAGATTAAATACATAATCCAGTTGTCTAAACTCGTAACTTTGTAAATTTCTCCATCGCGGTCATATTTTATATTGTCGCCAATTTCAGGCTTGCGTGTCAGCATTATTCGCCCTCTTTTTTGTAAGCGGATGTTTCTGCATAAAACTCTTTAAGCGTTATTTCCTCAACCCGATCCAGTGCGGCATCGGCTTCTAAAAATATATCACCGTTGCAAGTTGTTATCGCTGTACGTATTGTAGAAAATAGCTTCAATAGCTCTGATTCGCGTGTGGTTTGCATTATTGCCCCGTCCAGTAGAAGTTTACCACACCAAGGTCAGAACCGCGTACAACGCGCAGGAATTGCGTAGAGCGAACGCCTGTATCGGAATAGGAGGTGTATGCGTAGGTAGGTTGAGCATCTGGCAGCTTAGACGCGCCAAGGCCGGAGATTAGGTTAGTAAATTCGGAAGTGGTAAGTGAGTGTTGCATCGTGGCCTCCTTGGCGTGTTGATAATTAAATGTAACATATATTCAGAACACGTCAAGCATTAAATGTAACTTTTTTTATTTTATTTTCTCCATTGCGGAGATGGGCAAGGGGGAAAAATCCCCTAAAACCAGTGGACACTAAAAACACCAACAATCTCCCGAAATAGCGTTTTTTCACCCAATAGTTAATTTATGCTATATACCCTTTATATGCTATATATTCTATTTTATAATAATTTATAATAAGTAATGTCCAATGACATCCTATTGATATAATTACAAAAGTTTTTAAAAAGTGGACACTGAAATGATTTTTTATAGAAAATGATTTAAATAATCGGCTGGAAAATGATAAAATCCTAATGTTCCATAAAAAGACATTTTTTAACATAAAAATTCCAGTGGACACTAGATTTGGACACTGGATTTAAGGAATAAGTTCCTATTGCTATCTTATTTTTTTGGGTATAGCTTTCTCCTTGTAACGCCTAAAAAACTTTTTCAGGGACTATCAATGACAGATTTCATATCCGAGTTTGCTTCCTTTATGGGGCAGCAGGGCTACGCCCCCGCCCGTATTTCAGACCTAAAAGCCGATAACAAACGTCACGATTATCAGCTTGCAGCCGACCCGCAAAAGAAGAAAAAAGGTTATTATAAACTCAAGGTCGATGGGGATTTTGCCTTTGGCTTCTTTGGGGATTACCGGGATGATTCGGTCATCAAATGGCACTCTGGCGGCAGGGCTAAAATATCTCCACAGGACCGATTAGAGTTTGACAGGAAGCGCAAAGAACAGGCAGAAGAAGCCGAGCGCGAAAAGGTTGCCTTGCAGGAAGAACGGGCAAAGGAAGCGGAGGATTTGATTCTCTGGTTAAGCCAAGCCCCGGCGGATCATCCCTACTTGGACCGGAAAGGCATAAAACCATCCATATCTTTATTATCTGGCAAAAACCTGATTATCCCAATTGGGAATGACGCACGCGAAATATGGTCCTATCAGGAGATATTCCCAGACGGAACCAAGATGTTTTGCGGTGGCAATAAGGGGTCAAAGGTCTGGGGCTGCTGGTCGGTCATTCCCGGCGACCAAAACACCGTTTGCATTGCCGAGGGGTTCTCTACTGGCTGTTCTATAAATGAGGCCACGGGGCATACAGTTATTATTGCATGGTCAGCTGGAAACTTGGTTGAAATCGCACCGCGCATAGCTGAAATTTACTCCCATTCCAAAATCATAATTTGTGCCGATAACGATAAATTCAAACTTAATCCTAAGACTGGCGAGCCATACCAGACGGGGTTGAAAAAAGGGCGCAAGGCAGCGCAAGCTATAAACGCATTATTAGCCTATCCGGTTTTCAATAATGATGATAAAAAGGGAACGGATTTTAATGATTTGCATCAGGAGGAAGGTCTTGGTGCGGTAAAGAACACAATTCAGGCGGCGGCTGTTCCCCAAGCCACGCTTGATGAAGTTGCCGGAGGGGTCCAATCACTTCCTGAAAAAGAAGTTAAGGCGTTACAACCCTCCGGCAATGACTTCGATTGGCGCGGTCAGCTTATTCTGACTGGCAAAGGCTTCCCAGAATCCCGCTCGGCAGTTAATTTGCTTTTATTCATGGCGCATGAGGAGACGATCAAAGGCGTTTATAAATATGATTCGTTTTCCAAGCGTATTCTGGTCTACCGTTGCCCACCGTGGGAAAATGACCAGACGTTCAAAGTCAGGCCATTGCAGGATTATGACTATATCAGGTTAGAAGCGTATGTGGAGAAAGCTTTTGGTTTAAAGGCATCAAAAGATAAGTGCGCGGATGCAATTGTGTCTGTGGCCCAGTTAGAAGAAAACACATTCAACCCTGCCAGTGATTATTTCTTCGGATTGAAATGGGACGGGATACCCCGCCTTGACTTCTGGCTTGAAGATCACGTTGCGAATGGTACGCAATCACAAGAGTATTTGCGAATAGTCGGCAAGCGGTTCCTCTGTGGTATGGCGGCACGCGCCATGTATCCGGGTATTAAGTTTGATACTATGATAATTCTTGAGGGTCCGCAATATGCAGGGAAGTCATTCCTCTGCAAATTGTTATCCAGCATCAATGGCGTGGACTACTTCCTTGACGATTTCAAAGACATTGAGAACAAGGATTCCTTGATGAAAATCCAAGGTAAGCTAATCGTGGAGTTTGCCGAGATAGCTACGATGCGTAAGGCCGAGGTGAATGATTTGAAAGCGTTTTTATCGAGGACGGTTGATTCGTTCCGCGCACCATACGGACGCAATGTTATTGAGGCCCCGCGCCAATGCGTGTTTATTGGCACGACAAATCCAGAAGGTGGATATTTGCGCGATAGCACAGGGAACCGCCGTTACTGGCCTGTTGCGTGTAGGGAACGGCTTAACCTTGATGAACTAAAAAGCGTAATACCCCAGCTTCACGCAGAAGCCTCCGCACTGGTCAAGGGAGGCCAGCAACTATGGCTAAATGACCATGATTATGAGATTGCAAATAATGAAGCTGCAACCCGTATGCACGCGGATATTTGGCAAGATCGGATTGAAGATTTAGTGCATAACAGGACTAAGATAGGAACGAATGAAATACTTGAAGAGTTAGGTATCACCATTGATAAGCGCACGCCACAGGCGCAGACCCGCGTGACCCAGATAATGAGCGCGATAGGCTGGGAATCTGCAAGAGTAATGATAGGTCAGAAAAGAACACGCGGATTTGAAAAGAGAAAAAATGGTTGATAGCTTTTTAGATTTCCCTAAGGGCTTTGTGTTATTCGCTGGCGATGATGTAGAGGCGGCGCGTGCGTATTGTCAGGAAAATGATTTATCGCCAGAAGATTTTAAAATAAACAAGATGGACGATTTTTTTATCGTTAAACGAAAATAGACCTTGATTTATACATTGCATCATGCAATATAAATACCATTAGTAAAAACGGTCATGCTTCTATCCGGTAAAATTAGAAACAAAAAAAGAAAGGACTACAAAATGGCAGCAAAGTCAAAATTGCTTGCGGTTGACCCAAAATCAGCAGAACCCAAAAAACCCAAAATGTTAATCTATGGCAAACCCGGTGTTGGTAAAACATGGGCATCGCTTGATTTTCCCGGCGTGTATTACATCGACACGGAGGGCGGCGCAAACCTTGATCATTACACGGACAAGCTTAAAGCTTCGGGCGGTGCTTATATGGGGCCGGAACAGAACTCGCTTGATTTTTCCACGGTGATTGAACAGGTACAAGCCTTGGCAACGGAAAAACACAATTTCCGCACCATTGTTATCGACTCAATCAGCAAACTTTACAATCTGGCTATCAGTACGGAGGCTGAACGCCTTGGTGACAAGGATGCGTTTGGAGCGAGTAAAAAACCCGCTATTGCTCAAATGCGCCGTTTAATTAACTGGCTTTCTCGCGTTGATATGAACGTCATTCTAATAAGCCATGAAAAACCAGAATGGGGATTGAATGCCAAGGGTGAGCGCGTTGAAATTGGCCAGACGTTTGATGCATACGACAAGTTGGAATATGAACTTGATTTGTGCTTAAACATTGTCAAGGCTGGCCCATCTCGCACGGCACGGGTACGCAAATCTCGATTGCTTGAATTTCCAGATGCTTCAAGCTTTGCATGGTCATACAAAGACTTTGCGACCAAGTACGGGCAAGATGTTATGGAGAAAAAATCTGAAAACATCGAACTTGCGACCGAAGAGCAGCTTGCGCAACTGAAAAAACTTATGGCGGTTGTTAAATTGCCAGAAGGTCAGGAAGAAAAATGGCTCAAAGCCGCACAGGTTGATGGCTGGGAAGAAATGACCAAAGAGCGTATTCAGAAAGCCATTGAACACATTAACAAAACTTTTCTTAACAACGAAGGAGCAAACTAATCATGCGTTTTACACCTAAATCACAAAAGGAACTTGATGAAGAAAGACTATTGCCAGACGGGCAATACGGCTTTGTCATCTCGGACGCTAAAAACAAAACTAGCGCAGCAGGAAATGAGATGATCGAATTGACCGTTCGGGTTTTTAAGCCAGACGGGAATTTTATTCTTATCAGCGACTATTTGATGGAAAAAATGCTCTATAAACTTTTGCACTGTTGCGAAGTTTGCGGTCTTACTAAGGAATATGAGGCGGGTGAACTTGACCCTAATCTATTTGTTGGCAAGGAAGGGTATGTAAAGATTAAAACCCAGAAAGATAAAACAGGCGCATACCCTGATAAAAACGTCATTGCTGATTATATATCATCCGATGATGGTGCAAAGTTTACTGCGCCAAAAGACAATTTGTCTAAGGCTCTAGACGGTGACGAATTGGAAGATGATATTCCATTTTGAGTTGCGTAACTAAGTACATTTAAAAACGGTCCTCCTAGCCAGTTTTCCCGTTCTGGCTCCTTTAAGGAATTATTCATGCAATTATCACAAGACCAGACAAGCGCATTTGATGCGGTAATGAAATGGTACAAAACAAAAGACAAGTATTTTGTCCTTGGCGGATATGCCGGGACAGGTAAAACAACGCTTGCAAAAGAAATAGCCAAAGAAATTGGAGAAAGCGGCGTTATATTTTGCGCATACACTGGCAAAGCTGCGTTTGTCCTGCGTGAAAAGGGATGTAACAACACAGGCACAATTCATAGTTTTTTATATAAATTCGTTGATGAAGAGGGCGGGCAACCTCACTTTGGACTTAATTATGAAAGCGAAATGATCGAAGCCGATCTGGTTATTATTGATGAATTTTCCATGTTGCCACAGGAAATAATTGATGACATTCACCGACTTTCAAAAAAGGTTTTATATCTTGGTGATACGTTTCAATTACCTCCTGTAAACGGTGATTGTGGACTTGTTCCTAACTTTGTTATGAAAGAAATTCAGCGACAGGCGTTGGAATCGCCTATTATCCGCGCCGCGACTGCTGTCCGGCTAGGCAACGGATTAAGCCATGTTAATGAAGGTGACTTTGTTTATTGTTATAAAAAAGAAATCGGACGTGAACGGTTTTTAGCTGCGGACCAAGTTATTGTAGGAAAGAACAAAACCAGACGTGAATGGAATACGAAGTTTTTAACGTATTTGGAATTTAACAATCCCGGCCCTTATTGCTACGGTGGCGAGAAAATTATATGCCTGAAAAATTCGCGTGAGCGTGGAATGTTTAACGGCATGATTGGAAAGTGCGTGACCGGAAGGCCAAAAAATGGCAACTGGATGCTAACTTTTGAATGTGATGGTGTCACCTATGAAAATGTTCCTGTATGGAAAGGGGACTTTGAGGGGGCGGAATTTAAAGGAATAAGATTAGAAAAAGGCATTGAGCGTTTTGACTTTGCGTATGCAATAACCTGTCATAAATCACAAGGAAGCGAATTTGATGATGTTCTAATATACAATGAAGCTTTTGGTAAAGACATGACAGAGCGTAATCGTTGGTTATATACTGCAATTACCAGAGGCAAGAAAACTGTAACTCTTATGGACCCGTCATAATGGATAAACATGAATTTGCAAAATTTGTTTCCGATAAGCGTGAGGAGTTGGATTTAACCTTGCGCGAACTGGCGGATGAAATCGGGGTCAACTGGATTACAGTCTGGCGTTGGGAGCGGGCTAGGAATTGTCCCAAGGATGATGCAATGCCATACTGGATAGAGAAGATATTAGGAGTGACGTTCTAATGCTAAACCTTCCTTGGCCCCCTCCTGAACTATCGCCTAACAAATCCCTGCACTTCACTGCGAAGATGGCGCATAAAAAACGTATGCGTGATGTGTGCAAGGCTATTTGTAAAGAGCATGATTGCGCTTGGCTAATTCCACCGGAGGGGAACATACATATTAAATTGACATTCTATCCGCCGAATAAACGGGGTTTCGATCTGGACAACATGTTGGCGCGGAGTAAAAGCCTCTTAGATGGTGTTGCGGATGCTTGGAATATAAACGATGTACGGTTCCGCCCTATCACTATTGATATGGGTGAACCGGAAAAGGGAGGCAGAGTAATGTTAGAAATTATTGACAAAAGGAACCTAGAGAAATGACACAATGGATAAAACACAACGGCGGACTATGCCCTGTGCCGCCTGATTGGATGGTGGAGATTAAATGCCGCGATGGGGTTGTTAACGGTCCAGCAAAAGCAAAGCATATGAATTGGGGGTATAAAGTTAACCTTCTTATGCCTGATAAAGAAATAACCGAATACCGCGTTATCGAGTCAGCCAAAGAGGAAACAGTTCAAGAGGTTGTTTCCAAAACGGAAACACCCACTTACGAAGAACGTCTGCGGGATGAATTTTATATGCGAATTTCTGTTTCTATCATTTCCGAGGAGGGATGGGGCATGTCAGAAGTCTCAGCCGAGCGGTATTTTCAAGCAGCGCACCGTCTCGCCGATCAATTTATCGCTGCCCGTAAACAAAAGGAAGGTGGAATGTGATTACAGGATTGAGATTTGTAGAGAGAAGTATTCCCGCGCCTGAAATGGGAGAGAATATAACCCGAACGGTCAGGATATTACAGCAACACATGGAGCAACACGGATGGGTGGATGTTCCATTAGTAATCGACAAACCAAAGGACGACCAATGAGCGACGAGATGCCGAACACGATATGGATAGCCAGCCGTTATCCGTATGGAGAAAACCCGATTGCCGCATTTAAGCAATCATATTCCTGCGATACACACTTCACCAGCACCGACTGGCTTCGATCACAGATTGAGGTCGCGAAGGTAAGCGCCAAAGAAATAGACGACTGCTTTCATTTGGGCGACGACCTGAAACGCATTGGGGACAACAGGCATAACGCCGCCCTTGACCAAATCCTAACCCTACTCGAAACGGGAGAGAAGAAGTGATTTTCATTCTATCCGGCACTCGCAAACAAGCGTTGGAATTTGCCAAAGAACAGGGCTGGAAAGAGCAAGAGTGGAAAAGCGTAAACCGCAATCAGGATATGTATGGGCGAATAGACTATCACTCGCATTTGCTGAAAATCGGGACATGGTACGAATTGCCGAACTGCAATGAACTAGAAGCGTATTTTAAGAAAAGTAAGGAGAGATACCAATGACCAGAGAACAAACGCCGGACGTAGAAATAGCCAAAGGGTGTTACACCGAAATACGCAAGCTGTTAGCCCCGAAGGACGTTCATTGGCTGGACGAACTGTGCGCCGCCCTCCGCAAATCCCCTACACCTGATGGGTGGAGAGATATTAGCAGTGCGCCCACAGACGGAACCGAAGTCGATTTATTTGGCTATCTGGATTATGACCTGCTGGAAACGAGATTGACAGATTGCGAATATAAGTATGGAAATTGGTTTTATTTCCGTGACGGTAAAATGAATCCGGTTTCCGATATAGGGTTCAATCCGACACATTGGATGCCCCTGCCCCAACCCCCTATGCAATCGCGGGGTGAGTAGGATGGAGGATAGGGTACAAATTGCTTTTGTTGTTATCGTTACGGTCATTCTAATCTCCGGTATTCTTTACAAGCAATATGGAAGAAATGAAATGATTGCAGAATGTGAAATGAACCTACCACGAACGCAGACTTGCGAACTAGTCGCCGTACCAGTGCGCGGCACAAAATCAACAGGAGGGGAATAGATGACAACAATTGAACGACTACGGGCGGTGTGTGAGAAAGTCATTAAGGATGACGCATACAACCTACAAGATGTGCAGGACGTATGGGAATATTTACCCCAACTCCTCGATCTGGTCGAACGGCAGAATGAGGCGTTGAAGTTCTATGCCCATCCATCGGCTTATCAGGCGGGGCACGGCGTTATGCGAACGCACCCTAGAGGAAATTATTTCATGCCGAGCAATCTTGACCGTGGAGAAACTGCACGAGAAGCCCTCACCGCATACGAGGATTTTAATAAATATCCCCTACCCCTGTGGCGGGGGTGTTAGTCCCCCACTAGTTCCAATTCTTGGCCCATTCCCAAAATGCTGTCAGATTTCTTTAATATTCCAGCATTTATCATGCGAGAAACAATCTCCTGATTTACATTTCCACCATTGGAGAAATAGTATTCCTCCGCGCCACGCTCTGTGTATCCAAAGCATAGGGCTACGTTTTCGGAATTTAGTTTTTTGATTTTATCAATCATTGCTTTGCGTTCTTTTGTCATTCGGGTTTTCATTTCTCTGGCCTTGTCGTGATTGATTTAATGGTTGTCAGTTTTTTGTACTTAGGTTCGATTTTTTTCCATTCGGAT